GTTGTTGATGGATTGCATGTAAGCAAAGGTAAACCGATTTCTACGTGTACCGCGAACTTATACACTTAACGCCGAGCTAAACCGTGCGAGGTACGAGCATCGAACGTAGCGAAGCGAAGTGGTGTTTGAGCGATTTGTTATGTTTTGCTACAAAGTGAAAATAGTTTAAACAAATATAGCAAAACGCTTTACAGTATTAATAAAGTGTATTACTATACATTCATGCACTGAGGAAATGGTTCCAAAGGCTGAATAGGGTGATCAAAATGGCCTCATCAAAAGCAGTTTTAGAGCAACTTTGCACTGATTTGCGCGATAGTTACGCCGATATTAAAAGCGCGGCTAATGACTTTGAGAAGTTTTGTTCTGCAAAAATTGCAGAATCAGTTTGGTTTGATCTGCTGGAGGCAAAAACTAATTGCACCAAGCGCACCCCAGAGAAAACATTAGAGCGAGTAGATTTTTGCCTTAATAATTTCAGTGTTTCGGTTTGCCCAGAAACAAATAAAGTTTATTTATAAGGAGTAACTGAAATGAATCGTATAATAAAAGTTGAACACAGATCTAAAATTGAATGCTACCCAAGCTTTCATATAAAAGTTGAGTGCAAGAATACGCACCAATATATTGCTGCTGAGGTTTGGCTGCGAATAGCTGCTTTTAAAGCTTTGGGGTTTGAGATATGAATACCAAAGCAGGTACCGCAAAAAACTTTTTTGACCACATTCATTCTGGCGCAAAAACTACGCAGGGGTATGGTATTTGCGATGTTTGCGGGAACTCTGAAAATTCAGATGGGTATGCCAAGCCATGCTCAAAATCAAGCGCGTTAAAGTTAATTGATTATATCTGTGTAAATTATGACGGAAACCAGCGCGCCTTTGCAGCAGCACAGGGCGTTTTGCCGCCGCAGGTTACGCAGTGGATTCAAAAAGATTTTATTGTGGTGGATGGGCAGCTCTACAGCCCACGGCGCGAACTGAAAACATAACGCCGAGTTGTGCGGCAGGCAGCCCAGACTAATTGGAGAAATAAATGCAAGAATTAAACGAGACACCAGAACAAAACTGCGTTGGGCTGACTGTCCAGCGCGAAGCGCGATGCACGAATGACTTGTTATGTGTGGCTGACTACATTGAACGAGTTGAAGATAAAAGTAGCCCATATATGCAACGAGCAAAGATTTACTTTAAAAACGGTAAGGCTTTGAGCGTAATACGAGGCGAAGGCTCTTTTGGTGGTGATGTTGGACTATTTGAGATTGCCCCATTTTCAGACAATGGCGAAATGGACGGCGAACTATTTGATGATGATGACAAAGGCGATATTGTTTTAGGTTCGTGTGATGTAGCGAAAGTTAATCACTACATTGTAAAGCTAGGCACCACATAACGCCGAGGTAAGCGGCAGGATTTAAGGCGTGATTTTGTGATAAAAATTTACGAAGTAAATTCACAAAAGCGCGACTTAAAGACTGTCCAGCGCACGTAGTGCGCGATGCTTGACCGACTTGTTACAAAAATTTAGTTAAAGCAAAACTTTGACTAAGTAAGAAAAGCCCTACCTATGCGTTAACATAGATAGGGCTTAAATTAAAAGATACCGATGTTATGTAAAGCTCCAATCAAGCCAGTAATTGCAATAATAAACGCAGTTATAGCTGATAAAGCTTTTACAAAAACATTTGTAACTTTTATTAAAGCCTGCTTCTTCATGGTTCTGCCCCATTTAGAAAGCAGTTACGACAGCGCTGCGCAACCGCCAGATTTTGGTGGCCGTGCTTTGGCAGTTACTTAGTTTTTGTACTCGACTATGAATAGCCCGCAAAAACTAATTGGCTACCTTACGGAGTGGGGGCCGCCACTCCGGGGAAAAAAAGAGCCACTTGCTAACCGCTTGGCGCAAGATGCTACTCTCTTTTTTATCCCATCTTTTGAGCCTTCAGTTCACCGAAGGCTTATTTTTTGGACTTTGTAACGCTGTTATAAAAGGCGCGCTGAAAGATTTACGATATTTGGACGACCTAAACCGCGTCCTTTTCATAACCTTGTTACATGTTGTAGCAGGTTTAATTTAACCAAGTGAGAGGTTTTACCATGTCATTAGTTCTATTAAGAGATGAAGATTTTTTTGAAAAACACAAAGAGATTTATAAAGATTCAAGTTGCGACATATATATTTCTGTTTTTGATGAAAAAGGCAATATCCTTGGAAAAGATGCTATTTTTAAGAAAAAACAGTTTAGAGTGTTTTTTGATGACTACGAAAGCAATGTTACTTACCAGCTTGGTACTGACGACACCGAAATTGATGAATCAGAAATCGAGCCTATATATCCTGACATTGAATCATGCATGAATTTAATAAATGAATTTGAGTCAGCCAGCATTTTTCATGTAATTTTAAAATAATTAACTGCTGCGCTCTCACAGGCAGCATGTAACGCCGAGCTAAACCGTGCGCGGAACGCGCATCGAGCAACGAAGTTGCGGTGTTTGAGCGACTTGTTAAGTTTGTTTTAATAACTTTCAATTTTAGGTGATGATATGAAAAGCGGATTGGCAACACTATTAGTTCTTGCGGCTGCAACTGGTGCGATGGCGGAAGCCCCGCGCAGAGAATACAAGCCAACTGGCAGAAACTCAAAAACAAAAGACGAGCAAAGCCAAGCAATTTTGGCCGCACAAGACAAGCGCGAGAAACGTGCAGCTAAGCGATTAGACAAACAAATTTAACGCCAAGTTCAGCGGTGCCTTTTAACAAACAGCGACAAGGTGAACTCTTGCAGCATCCGTGCTGGAACGACTTGTTATAAATAGGGTTTAGGAGGATTTAATTTTGAATTTAATGTTAGGTGATTGCCTAGAAAGAATGAAAGAAATACCGGACGGCTCAGTTGATATGATTTTAGCTGATCCGCCTTATGGTACTACTGCATGTAAGTGGGATTCTATTATTCCACTTGCTCCAATGTGGGATCAGTTGAAAAGGATTATAAAATCTAACGGGGCAATTGTTGTGACGGCCTCAAGCCCTTTTACTCCTGTTCTTATATGCAGCAACCTTGCGGATTTTAAATACTCTTGGGTGTGGGACAAGGTGAAGCCCAACGGTCATTTAGTTAGCAAAATAAGACCGATGCAAAGAACAGAAGATGTATTGGTTTTTGGTGCGGGGAAAATTAATTATTACCCAATTATGACCGTCAGAGAAAAACCAAAAAAGTCTAAAGAGTATTCTAGGACAGAAATAATGGGTGGGGTGAAGACAGATATGGCTGGAAAAACATTAGACAAAAAATACCCGCAAAATGTGCTGGTGTTTAGTAACGCCACCCAAACCGGTAAGCTACATCCAACCCAAAAACCAGTAGCTTTGATGGAATACCTGATTAAAACCTACACACTAGAAGGTGAAACGGTTTTAGATTTTACAATGGGTAGCGGCACCACAGGCGTTGCATGTAAAAACTTAAACCGCAACTTCGTAGGCATTGAGAAAGACGAGAAGTATTTTGAAATAGCTAGGGCGAGAATTGAGGCCGCATAGCTAGTATTTATAACGTTTAGCACAACGGCGGCTTTTAACAGCCGGAACGGTGCGAATTTCTTGACCCGTCCCGTTGCTGTGACTGGTTACATTTACTTTTAACTACGGAGTAGAACATGAATTTAACAAAAAATGATTTAGTAATAGGTGGCAAGTACAACTGGCGATTCCAAAAAGAACGCCTTGTTTATTTGGGAAAATCACTTTCAAACGGCTGGTGGCACCAGTTCGCACTTGTGGACTCGCCAAATAAGGTTTGGTGCGAAGTGCGCGACTCAGACTTGGAATTTTTTGAAGAAACGAGAGAGTGAATGTAACGCCGAGTTAAAAGGCGGCGGTACAAAGTAATTTAAAACTGGGATGGGCAGACCGTCCTTTTCAACGACTTGTTATGTTTTACCAAGCGGGAGTTTTAGCATGATTAGAAATAAAGTTAGGGTTTGCTTTTTTCTTGAAGACGGAAACAAACAAGAGGAAGGAGAAGCTAGTGCGCACTGGGAGCCTATAAACTTTCAGATTTATAGCAATCTGTTTCCTGAATTAATTCAGGAGGCAATAGATCAGTGGTTAGCAGATAATACTATTTCTCATAATTGTACGCATGAAGTCATATTTTCTCATGTGGTTGATAGAGATGGTGCTGGTGCAGTTCTTGGGGAATATTTTGAACCGATTTGGCACGAAAGCCAGAATTGGTAAACATAACAGTTTATTACACAGCGCACGCTATATAACTCCGACTTTTACGCGCCACTACTATATAAATCAAACACTTATATTTGTTATGGCGTTTAAATCTCGTAGTTATGTAGTTTGAACTGTATAACTCCGAAAATAATTAGTAATTTGCACTATTTTGGGCGGGGAATTTATGGGTGAATATTTAGTAGATGGCATGATAGCGCTGCAACCTAAAATAGTTGAAGCTGCCAAAGAAGCCGCGCAGATTGTTGAATCCGGCTTTGCTGCTGAAATCATAGTTCAGAAGTATTCAGAAAAAGACGCAGCTAAACGCCGTACAAACGCAATGAACAGGCTTTATTTTTACATATACCAACGTATTGCAAAAACCTTGCATGGGGGTGATGAGCGTCACAGCAGGCGAGAATGCAAGTTATTAATCGGTTGCAGAATCTTGCGCCGTGACAGCACTGAATTTGCTAATGTTTACGACATTGTAATCCGTGGTCTTGATTACGAAAAGAAATTGAAGGCTATGGACTTGATAAGCGTATCAAGCATTATGTCAGTTAAGCAGGGCACCGAATACATCAAAAAGATAATTGAAAAATACAACGAAGCTGGTGTGTACTTTGCTGATATTGAAGGCATTGAACAGTATTCAGCATATCCAGAGGCGCAAAAATGAACGCACCAATAAGTCTAAAAGAAATACTACTAAAGCAGCGATTGGCTGGAATCGAAAGAAAGGCAAAAAGCACGGCCAAGAAAGCCGGAAAAAGCAAGATGGATTCATATCGCAATATGACCACTGAAAAGCGCGAGGCGTTGCGTAGAGATATTGTTGGCCTTGAGCTGGTATGGGTTGACACTAACCCGCTAGGCGCTGATGGTTGCGATGGGTTGCCAAGAGCCAAAAGCCATAATCCCTCGCCTATTGTCGCGGCTGGCGTTGAATTTGCTTTTAAAGATAAGTCATACCGAGCTTGGATGATAAGCCAAGAATTAACTTGGGATGTTGAGGTGCATCTTTATTATTTACTACCAAATCACAAAACAAAAAAAGCCAGAATTGAGCCTATTGTTTTTGTTCAGCGCGGGAAAATGGAGGATAGTCTTGATAATTTAAGCGCTATTAATTATCGAATCGAGAAAGAAATTATGGCGGCCAATATGTCAAACTCTCTGCGACCGAACGATAAAAACAAGGGCGTATTTGAAAAGGCCGTTTATAAAATTACTTGTGTGGGGCTTTAAATGAACAGAGTGCCAAAGCCGAGAAAATGCCCTGTTTGCCGCGATGAGTTCACCCCCAAGCGCATAGGCTTAAAGCTGACTAAAGTATGCCTTAATGCCGCTTGTGTGCTTGATTACGCCCAAGGGCTTAGGGCGAAGGACTTCGACAAACAAACGCGAGAGATGAAATCCGACTTTAGAAAAAAGGATAAATCTTTTCAGCGAGACAAGGCTCAAAAAGCATTCAATGAATTTATCAGATTGCGTGACGCTGACCTAGGCTGTATTAGCTGTGATAAACCAGCAGATTGGTTCGGGCAATGGGCAGCAGGGCATTACAAAACAGTCGGGGCGCGCTCTGATTTGCGTTTTAACGAGGATAACGTACACAAGCAATGCAACCGTGACTGTAATAAGGGCAAGAGCGGCAACGTAGGCATGTACAGGATCAGACTTATACAAAAGATCGGGATTGATCGTGTAGAGGCGTTAGAGGCCGATATAGAGCCGCCAAAGAAGTACACCGCCGAAGATTACGCGGCGATCACTAAAATTTACCAGCAAAAGATTAAGGATTTAAAAAAGTGAGTTACGAAGAATGGGCGCAGGCTCAAATAGCTGCGATAGTTGAATATTTTGGATTGGGTGAAAATGATGAAAATTAAAATTAGGGTTCCGATGTACTTTGCAGAAATAACGGTTTTGATTGGCGAGTACAAAGAGATGATCTTAGTAGCCCCCAATCCAGCTAGGCCGCACATGGCCGATACATACATGGCTAGAACTTTGCACAACTTCGATGGCAAAAAGAACCACGTAGTCATTCACAGCAGATCAGCAGCTATCAGCGTTATTGCGCACGAAGCTGTACACGCTGCAAGTTTCATTTTTGACCAAATAGGCGCTAAGGCTGATTTTAACAACGATGAGCATTTAGCCTACTTAGTGCAACACATATGCCAGAAGGTTGAGGATAAACTTTTTAAATAACCCCTTGCAAACCTCCCCCGATGAGCTAAAATAAACATGCGGTAAGTTGCCTTAGAGGCTATCCGTGACCCTTGTGGCGAGGGTTTTCTGTAATCAAGACAAAACTTATCGAACGCTTAGAAATAGCGGTTCTTTTTTGCTTGGGCTTGTCACCCTTCAGGAGCAATCAAGAGGCCACCCGCTATCTCTAAGCGTTTTTTTATGGGTAAATTTTATGACTCCTTCAATTCAAACCGCTTTAACAATGTCATCGCGTGAAATTTCCGTTTTAATAGATAAATCTCACTCAAATATAAAAATCAGCGCTGAAAGGCTTTCTATTTCTGGTGTTATTGGAACCCTTGCATCGCAAGAGTTTATTCACAACGGGAACAAGTACACTGAGTACCTATTTAGCAAGCGTGACAGTCTAATTTTAGTGGCTCAAAACTCGCCAGAATTTACGGCCGCAATCGTTGACAGATGGCAGGAGCTAGAAAGCGCAGTTAAAGAACCCGCACACATTATACCAAAAACCTACGCTGAAGCCCTAATGCTGGCAGCTAATCAAGCCGCGCAATTAGAGCAACAAGCACCAATGGTTGAAGTCTACAAACTGTTAGCCGACCGTAAAGGCGATGTAAGCACCACAATCATTGCAAAAGAGCTTGGTACCACTGCTATCAAGCTAAATAAGTTCTTGCGCGACAAGGGAATCAAGTGGCTTAACGCTGATTTACCCAAAGCAGGCTATGAAAAGTATTTCAATGTTGTGGCAGATGTAAAAAACGGCCATGAATTTACGCAATGCTTAGTAACTCCTGATGGGCAAATTGCTATCGCTAAGTTATGGGGTGAAAAATAGTGCATTACTACCAATTTGATATATCGGCTTGGGCTATTCACACAAGCCACTTAACGCTTGAAGAGGAATGCGTTTATCGCAGATTGGTGGACTATTACTACGACACCGAGAAGCCTATCCCAGAAGAAACCAAGCCGGTTATTCGTAGGTTACGTTTGGTTAATTATGAGGATATTGTAGCGCAGATTTTGAGCGAGTTTTTCCATTTGGAAGCGGATGGTTGGCACAATAATCGAGCTGATATAGAGATTGCTGATTACAAAGCAAAGGTAGGAACCGCTAGATTAAATGGCAAAAAAGGAGGGAGACCCAAGCAAAATAAGGCCATAGAAACCAAGTCGGTTATTTTAGCTAACCCAGAAGAAACCACATTGAAAGCTAACTATAAATTAGAAACTATTAACTATGAATTAGAAACTAGTAAAGATATTACGCCTACGGCTCAACCGGCTACGCCTAAAAAAACTGAATTGGATTATTCGCAATGGCCAAACATGCCAAGCGAACAAACTATGGCCGATTGGTTGGCAATGCGAAAACGCTTGAAGGCACCGATAAGCCAAACAGTGATTAACCGCTTTGCAATTGAATTGAAAAAGGCCAAGGCATACGGCTACACCGTAGACCAATGCCTAGCTGAATGCGTCACTAGGGGTTGGCGAGGGTTTGAAACTCAATGGTTGGTTAATTCATCACAAAACGGACAATACAAAACGGCAGCCGAAAAAGCGGCGGACAGAAACGCATCAACTTTTGATTACGAAAAGGCGAGGGATTTTTAATGGTTGAATATCAAAAAGGCCTAATTGGTTACACGGTGCAAAATCGCCAAATTACCGAACGGGCACCACTTAACGATTTTGAGCGCGATATTGTTATTTACTTCTTTGCAAAGTTAAAGCTGACAGACCCTCGTTTTTACTTGCAGGCGATGCCGGACGAAAAAACGGAAAAGATAACTAAGCGCGAATTTTCCGAGCAGCTAAGAGAGCTAAGCAAAGAAAAGATTGATTGCGGGTTTGCGCAATTGCACCAGCTTATGGGCGCTAACGATCCTGAATACCGCTTTTTAACAATCCCTAAGGTTATCGGGGTTTGCAGTGGATCGGCTGGCGAAGGCGTACAGGCTGGCGCATATAAGCTATTTGAGCCGCTTGCGTTGCCTGACTTAACTACTATCGAGAAATCGCGCAAAGCGGGGCGAAATGAGCTTGACGGGCTGCTGAATTTATTCAACGAGCCAGAAAAGCCAAAACAGTTAACGCAGGTTGAAATTGATGATTTAGCACGATTGGAGCGATTGCGAAATGAATGACGACTACGAATTCAACACTAGATCACCGGAAGAAATCGTTTTAGCGATCTTTGACAAGCTGGGCGTAAAGTTAAGTAATTATCATTTATTTTATGTGGGGTATTAACTATGTTTGAACAACAATTGAAACAATGGAATCAAAACCGCAGCCAATACAAGGGCATTAAGCCTACCTTCGACAAAATGTGGTGCATCCGTGGGGGTGACGTAGTAAGCGATTTAAGGCGAGCGGTTTTGATTCGAGACGGGTTAATTAAGTGAACGTAAAGATTTGCAAATAAGAATGTAAAAAGGCCAACAGGGTGAAACAATGCAACAGCTAAGCACATTTAGCGATAAGGAAAACAGGTGGCTAGAGTTTATCGGATTGCGCAAAGAGCTTGGCATTTTAGATAAGTCACTGGCTATTGAACTAGGTATATCAACACGGGCACTGACCGAGCGAGTAACGGGCAGGGCTGAAATTAAACGCGAAACTCTACTGGCTATGAAGTGGATTTTGGAGCAAAGACAATGATAAACAAAGACGTTAAGCGCGCACTAGAATCGCTACAGGGTGAAATGCGTAAAAATTTAGATGAGATAGAGTCAAAGCTATCTGAAATTGTTTTTAACGAGCATAACGCGAACTGGGGACACGTTGGTAGCGCAGCGCAGGCCGTCAAAGAATTACAACAAATAAACGAGTTTTTATCATGAAGTATGAAGATTTTTTAAGGGCAAAAAAGCATAGCTCTGGTGATTACGGATTCGATCCTATTTGGATGCCGCCTAGCGTGTTTGATTTTCAAGAAGCAATAATAACAAAGTGTATCAAAAAAGGCCGTTATGGTGCGTTTGCTGATACAGGCTTGGGAAAAACATTGGTTCAGCTTGCATTGGCCTACAACGCCGTTTTAAAGACCAATAAGCGAGTTTTAATACTTACACCTTTAGCGGTTGCCTTTCAGTTTCTTAATGAAGCTGAGCGAATTGGCGTGGATGATATTGAACAGTCTAAAGACGGGAAATTCACAAAAAAAATAGTCGTAGCTAACTACGAAAGATTACACCTTTTTAACCCAGAAGATTTTGAATGCGTGATGCTTGACGAGTCTAGTATTTTGAAAAACTTTCAAGGGTCTACGCGTGATGCGATTGTTGCGTTTATCAAGAAAGTTAAATACAGATTTTTGAGCACTGCTACACCTAGCCCTAATGATTTTATAGAGCTTGGGAATAGTTCAGAGGCATTAGGGTATATGGGTTATATGGACATGCTGACTAAGTTTTTCAAAAGCAACCAAGCTAGCGTAGACTCAAATAATCGCAATATAGGTGAGAAGTTTTACCTAAAGCCGCACGCTGAGCGTGATTTTTTTGCATGGGTCAATCAGTGGTCAATCATGGTTAAGCGCCCAAGCGATTTAGGATTCAGTGACGAGCGTTATATTTTGCCTGAGTTAATCACTAACTCACACGTAGTTCACAATAAGGAAACTTGGTGCATAAATGGGCAAAACTCACTGTTTGCAATGCCAGCAAAAACAATGAGTGAGGTTCGTGTGGAACAAAAGCAAACCACGCAAGAACGATGCGAGAAAGCCGTTGAACTGGCAAGCGGGAAAACTTCTGTTTATTGGTGCAATACCAACGACGAAAGCGCGGCACTGAAAAAGCTAGATTCTGGTGCTACTGAGATTTTAGGGGCTATGAGTATCGAGAAAAAAGAAGAAATTTTGATAGCATTTGCAAAAGGTGAGATTGATCGCCTCATAACAAAAGCGTCAATGACTTCAATGGGGCTTAACTGGCAACACTGTAATCATACTGTTTATTTCCCAACTTGGAGCTATGAGCAGTGGTACCAAGCTATACGCCGTTTCTGGCGATTTGGCCAGAAAAACAATGTAGTAGTCGACCTTGTAATATCAGACGGTCAAGAGCGAGTAATGGAAGCGCTACAGCAAAAGACTCAAAAAGCTATACAGCTTTATGACAACTTGGTCAAAAATGCTAACCGTGACTTTACCCAACTAACAAAAGAATTTAATCAAAAAGCAAAATTACCGGAGTTTTTAAAATGAGTTTAGTAAAAGAGCAATTAATCACTGATAATTACGCAATCTACAATAGCGATTGCATGGAAGTATTGCCAACGTTGCCGGATGAGTCTATTGACCTTTCAATTTATAGTCCTCCATTTGCGGGGCTTTATAATTATTCAAGCTCTGAGCGCGACTTTTCAAACTGCGAAAGCAAAGAGCAATTTTTAGAGCAGTATGAATTTCTGGTCGCTGAAATTTCGAGAGTAACAAAGGCCGGACGTATTACCGCCGTACACTGTACCGATGTTTTTGACAATTCATGCTTTTTGTGGGATTTCCCGAATGAGATTATTCGAATACATGCTAAATACGGTTTTCACTACCGAAACCGAATCACAGTGTGGAAAGAGCCGCTAAAGGTTCGTATGCGAACAATGGTAAAAAGCTTAATGCACAAGCTTATCGTTGAAGACTCGACACAATGCTTTACTGCTATGCCTGATTACGTTTTGATTTTCACCAAGAAAGGCGAAAACGCGGTACCAGTTACGCACACTTGCGGGTTAAAAAAATACGCTGGCGAGGTTCCAATTTTGCCAAATATTTTACAGGCTTGGAACAACGCCAACGATTCAAAGCTAACAGCTACCGAGCTATGGGATACATTAAACAAAATGTACTCAGACCATGAAGACCCGAAAAGCAATAAGTTAAGTCACTACATTTGGCAGCGATACGCGTCCAGCGTTTGGGATGATATTCGTATCGACAATGTTTTACCGTTTCGCGATTCAAAAGAAGACGATGACGAGAAGCACGTTCACCCGCTACAGATTGACGTTATAGACCGATTGGTTGACCTATACTCAAACGTAGGCGAAACAGTATTAACCCCCTTTATGGGTGTTGGTAGCGAGGTTTACAGCCCTGTTTCATTGGGTAGAAAGGCAATCGGGATAGAGTTAAAAGACAGCTATTTCAAACAAGCCAAAATCAACTTATCAATGGCTGACAATCGTTTTGAAAAAGAGTCATTCCAAGACTCGCTATTCGATAATCTTGACGAAACGATGTAATGCGCTGCGCCCGATGCGACAAACGAATCCGCGAGGTTTACTACGTAAATGGTAAGCCTTACGGGATCGAATGCGCAAAGCGGCGCGGGTATTCTGATAAGAAAGTCGTCATTAAAAAGCCGATTGAGATTGACGAAAAGCAGATTGAACTATTCTGAGTAAATTTTTGTAAATCCGCTAACACTCACCACCAAACTTGGGTAGATTACAAAAAACAAACAGGGGAAAGACAGAATGAAGCCTTCAAGAACGTCAATTTTGCAGTTATTAGAATCTAGCGAGTCTGCAATGGATTTCAAAACCAAGTGCAA